AGACTAGGTAAAATTGAGTCGGATTTGATAGAAGCAGACAGCACAATTAGGAGTATACTAAATAAGCATAGCATGGAAGAGGAGCGAAAAAGAGCAGAATTGGAAAGTAAGCTAAAAAAAAAAAAAAAAGAGTTTAACATCAACCCACTCAGTTGGAGAAAAAAGAAGCGGAAATGAATCATAATGAGTTTCAACACATTGCAGAAGAATTATTCGGAAAGGCTGTCTGGGTGGCTGTTGCATACTTGGGCGTATCTATCTTTAAGGGACTCATACTTAACGTCTACGAAGGGCTTATGGTTTTTATTGGCAATGATTACAATCAAGATGATGTTGTATATTTGGGCCCAGAAGAACGGCCTGCTCGCATTGTTCGCATGGGAATTAGAAAGACGGTTTTTTATATGAAAGATGGAGATGGAAAGTGGAATATAAAAATGGCAGTTCCTAACGAAAGTTTAAAAACAATGGTGATTAAAAAAGAGTTGCCGAAAAACGGTGGTAAGTTTCATAGCATAACAGGACAGGAAGATGGAGAATAAAGATATATATCAAGTGCTGGTAAAGCACGATGAAAGATTAAAAAATATATATTCTGCTTTGGGAAGAATAGAAAAACATTTAGACAAGTTAAATGGGAGAGTTACAAGTAATGAGAAAGAGATTGCAAAGCTTCAGGTATGGGGCGGTATTGCACTTGTCACTTTTCCAGTAATCGTAAATACAATAATGAGGTTGGTGTAACATGGATATTAAATCAATGCTAGTAAAGCTTGCAGAAGAGCAAGCAGAAAAAATGCAAGAACAGGCTATGGAGCATTTAGCTTCAGATGATATGGCTGAAAAGATTGCAAGTGCTATCAACAAACGAATTGACATTCCTTTCGTATCTGAAGAAAAAGAGCAGATATTCTTTGAAAAGGTTGTTGACGTAGTAACAGACATCCTAGAAGGCGTATTTAAGGGTAAGTAGTGCCTAAAAAACTGTACCAATTAAATGACTTTAGCGGTGGGTTAAACACCGTTAAAGACATTGCTGATATTGCTGATAATGAAGTAAGCACCGCTTCAAATGTAATGTTTAATGTTTATGGTGGTGTACAACCAGCATATAGCATGAAAGACAGCACCAATAATAAAATAACTGCTTATGCTAACGATGAGATAACTACAGTACAGCCCGGATATGGATTAGGCTATTTTGAAACAGATCATGTTAGAGACCCTGTAACTGTTTCACAAACCAGTTCTATTACAGGAACCGCTAGCAGTGAAGGGTCTGCCACTGGTTTTATTGGCAGAGTAAATAGCGATTATGGTGGCATGGTAGAGCTGGAGTATAGACAGGGTGGAGCTCAACAAAACTTAGCAAGTTCTTTCCCGATAGGTTCTACTGTTTTAATAACAGTTTCAACTTTTATTTCAGATGCTATAAGGCCCAATGGGCAAGGACTGTATCGTGTTGTAAATACAAATGGTAGTAATATAGTTTTTGACAGGGTTATTGACATTTCATTAGAGGGAGGCACTCCTCAAAACTATTGGGGAGCCACATTAAAAGGCGTGACATTAGGCGATCAAGTTATTTTATTAGCGGATCCTGCGGCTCACAACATTGATGTCTTTTCTACTAATGCAAATAATTATACACACAATGTGATTACGTTAAATTCAGCAACTGTTTCCGGAACCCCGTCCAAGGTTAAATATTATAAGGTAGAAGAGTCCATACGATGCTGTGATACTGCTGAAAAAAACGGATCTAAAATACAGTGGTATGGGTGGATACAGAGGAGGCATTTTAGCAACCTTAGCAACACCGGAACGACTACTGATGATAACTCTTATATGGATTATTTTCCAAAAGATAATGATCTTGCAAGGCCAACACACACAGTGCTTTCTAGTAGCACGGGAACTGCTGGTGCAGTATCTGCGTATCCAAGTGCAGGTGCAGGTTTTAGGATGGCAATAGCAACTGAAACCGATCAAGATGGACTAATAGAAGCGGGAACTTATGAATTTGCATCTACCTTTATTTATGACAACAATCAAGAGTCTTTACCTTTGTCATATTCAAGCACGCACACGGTTTCAGAAGAGAACGAATTTAAGGCTCTATCTGTAAACATTGGTGCTAAAAGCCCATACGACCCTAGGATATCTGGTGGTAGAATATATATTAAAAAACAAGGTGACGATTCTGAGTTTATTATGCTTGTAGACATAGATCTTACAAAAGGTGCTAGGACTAAGATTTCAGATGATTATACTGCATGGCACGATGCTGGCAGTTCAAATTACAACTGCCCTACTAACGGAGCCTCTGCAAACTTTAGGGTTACAGAGCTTGGTTTTATTACTTACGAAGTTATAAATGGATTTAGCTCCAGTATATTTAGCAATGCATTGGGTGATTCTGGAGAGCATTGGAAAGATGCAGTAGTTGCAAACAATAGAGTGTTTGTGTGTAATGTAACCATGAAAGATGAGGACACTGGTGATACCAAAGCAGATGCAACACTGAGATCTTACCCAGACAGAATCATGTATTCTATGCCTAACAGGTACGATACATTTCCATCTACTAACTTTATAGAGGCGGCTAAGGGTGATGCAGATGTGTACGTTGCAATAGAAGCGTATGCAGATAGATTGTTAGCCTACAAGAATAAAAGTTTAGATATTATCAATATAGCCGGAGATGACCGTAATTGGTTCTTAGAGGACAGTAAAAAGTATCAGGGTGTACTGCATCCAGAAGCGGTAAAAAAGACTCAGTATGGTATAATATGGGCCAATAAGCAGGGTTTGTATTTGTACAATGGATCTTCTATAACAAACCTAAAAGAAAACAAAATTAGTGATAGTGATTGGAGCACACATGTTGGTTCATTTACAGGAATCATATACGATGAACAAGAGTCTATGGCCTTTGTGATTAAGAGTCTTGATAATGACGGTGATGCTTATATGTGTGATTTAAAAAGGGGAAACTTCACACTTATTAATAATTTTGTCTTTGATTCCAATGACGGTCTTACAAACTCAGTAGATACAGAAAGTAACAACACATTAATAGGGCACGATTCTGGAAGTTCTGTTGATATATTTCAGATAAGCAGAACTGTAGTTGCGGCATCTGCAAAGTTCCTAACAAAAGCTTTAAGCTTTGGAGATATACATCAAGTTAAAAAGGTGTACGCTGTCCACATTACTTATAAATCAGATGTTGCACTAACTGGCATGTTTCAATTAGTTGAGGAGGATAACACATCTACTGCACTTAGTGGAACTATATCAGCAAGTGCTAGTAACTGGGCTAAAGTTAAGCTTACCCCATCTTCTCCAGTTATTTGTAATAAGATTTCACTACGTCTTGCTACTAACCCCACAAGCGTTAAAGTATATATTAATGATATTGCAATAGAGTATAGAACCATCTATAAGAAAGGTTCTTGATGGACAGGTCTACTCGATTTATTGCCAACAGAAAACAGGATAAGATTAGAGTTGTAAGAGAACAGCCTTCTGTTCAGTCTATGAGAGAAGGTGAAGAGGTGCTGTACTTTAGAAACCGTGGAACCCTTACAAGATATAGAAAAGAACGTGGTAAGCTGTGGACTTCTGATATGCACGGTAGTCAAAACAAACACGAAAAGGGCAAGCTTACTGTTGATAATCTACAAGTAAACTCAAGGCTGGAGTATACAACATCATTTATAGACTATAGAATGTTCTCTCATAATTTTACAGATGATTTGCCGGGAACAAAGATATACATACCTTGGCAGGGCACAGGAGAACAAACATCAGTTCCAGAAGCTAGGGCATCTTTTTTGGCTCCTTTTGAAATGACTTGCCACAAGCTAATAATACGTCTACCTGCTATAGACACCGCCACAACAGATATAGTCTTTACAATAGAAGAAACCACACAGGGTAACGATACTCCTGATGTGGTTTGCACATTTGATGCACAGGACAACTGGATTGATGATAGTAATTTTACAATAAATGTTTCTGACTGGAACGCAACTCCAGTTATAGCATCCGGTAGCGTAGTTCAAATAGGATTAAATCCAGATAATTCCAATATAGTTACCAGTGAGAAACATTGGATTATAACGTCAGTATGGAAGACAATCGTAACAATATAATCTTTATATTATGATAAAAGTTTTATTAAATTCAAAGGAATCACACCATGCATAACAGCTTCGACAAATCAAAAGGATACATGCCAGTTTCTTCTGGCCCAAACATGACTGGTTTTGACATGGGTAAAACATCTAGTCTAATGGAGATGATGCAGACTGGTGGTCAAACTAGCAGAGGTGGAGCCGCACTGGCCCGTGCATTACAAATGCAGAGCGATCAAAGAAAATTAGAAGAGGCACAAAGAGCAGAGGCTAAAAGGCAAAAAAGAGGTGGTTTGTTTGGTAGTATTGGTGGCTTGGCTGGAGGTCTTTTAGGTGCGGCGTTAGCACCAGTTACGGGGGGTGCGAGTTTAGCATTAGCATCTGGACTAGGTTCTGCTTTAGGTAGTGGTCTTGGTCAGAGCCTAGGTGCTGGTAAATCAAGAGATGTTGATAGGTCTGGTACTGTATTTGGACAACAATCATTTAGGGATGTAGAACAGGCAAGTCGTGACTTTACAAAAGGGATTGGAGAGAGAGCATTGGTTTCTGGTTTAAAAACTGCGGTTACGGCAGGGCTTTCTCCGGGTGGAGGCATGTATGGAAAAGTTGGGGGAAAACTAGCCACTGGTCAAGCAAGGCAGGCTCTATCAGAATCCATACCAATGGCTATTAAACAAGCACCTTCAAGCCTTATGTCGGTTTTTCAAGGTACCCCTGCTCCGGGTTTACCGGTTGCCCCTGATGTAGAAAGGATAACAAGCTTATCAAATATAGCTGGTGATTTAGCAGGCCCTAGTTCTGGTGCTAAGATATTTGATCCCTCCGCTATTTTTTCTGCATCTAGCTATGACCCATTTGCTATAGGCCCTTCACTGGAAAGTGGCAGTTTTTTTAGTGGTATGGAAGATGGTGGTCTTATCGGTATGCAAACTGGAGGTTTGACGGCAGAACAAATTTTAAGAGAGCAGGGACTTACTGCTGACGACAAGCAACTAGCACTGTTTCAAGCATTTGATCCTACTGGAATACAAAGGGCTACGGAAAGTGCTGGTCAAAGTTTACTTGGTATGACTGGTGGACAGGGATTAGCAAGTGCTGGTGGTGGTTTTGGTGCACAGCAAAGTGCTATATCTCAAATGGTAGAACAAGGACAGAAGTCTCTTGAACAGCAAATACAAGAGGAGCAAAGGGGATTTGAGTCTCAGACTTTAGCAACTGCGGCAGATATCGTTGCAGGTGGTGGTGAGTTTGGAACATTTGGTGGCAGTGGTACTACTACTGCTCAAACTGAAGGTGGTGGAACAACTACAATACCCGGTGCACCCTCCAATCCTACTCCCAATCAAAGATATAGTTATGCTGGCACAGTTTACGAATGGGATGATAATGCGGGTCAGTGGTTTGAGGTAACTCAAGGTTAGTAAGTAATTAAATGATTAGGATAATTTATAATGGCTAACGGCCCTAGAAGTATATATAGCAGAAGACAGCGTTTAGGCCCTGCCCGATATGACAATCCTCTTGCGGACTTTTTAGAAAGGTTGCCTGATTATTACAGTCAATTTCAGAGAAACGAACTTGCTTTAAAACAGCAGGATTTGATGAATAAAAGATATGAAGATTCTCAAAAACAACAGGCATACAGAAATGAATTGAGATTAATAAATTCTCTTCCTGAATCTGCTAGGGCAAAGGCAATGCTTAGTTCAGAGAATGAAGATATTCAAGAGGCTGGAAGGGCAGTCGAAGAAGAGTCTAATGCTTTTGATTCAATGTTAAATCCATCAGAAGTTTCTGAGTCTGATAGTCAGCAATTAGATTATTATAATAATTTACTTAATAACCCTAGCGTTAGAAATAATCAGGCTAGAATAAACCAAGTGAAAGGAAGGATAAAGTCTGTTACTAATAATTTACTTCAATCTCAGGTTCAAGAGTGGTACAATTCTAACAAAGATAATCCTAATGCAAAGATTATTTTACAGCAATCTCAATATGACCCATCAGGTGCTATAAAAAACATCACCACATTAAAAGACCCCAAGGAAAGAAAAGTTGTTACAGATGCAAGTGGTTATAAACGCTATGTGGATACGGGAGAAATGGTGTTTCCTGATGTTGTAAAAGAGGCTCCAAAGGGAGCAACTATAAAGGGTTTAGAGGCGGCTTTGTCTTCTATAGATAGAGAGTTAATGATTTTCAGGTCAAGTATGACTCCTGAGCAAGTGTTGGAAAAAGAAGGAGACAGAACAAGAATTCTAGATAAGCTTCAAGCTTTAACTTTAGATAATCAAGCTGGTGGGTTAACGCTACCTCCACCCGGTTCATCTAGGGCAGAATCTACCCGGACAATGTTTCCCGGCATGAATCAGACTCCAGCAGAGTCCACAAAAATAAAAATACCCGGCTTTTAATTGATGTATGCCAAAGGAGTCTCTACAGTCATTATATAACACAGTGTCGGAACAATACGACATTGGAACCTATGATTCTTTTAGTGGTAAAATGCAAGACCCTAAAAAGCGTAGGATTTTTTATGATTCCCTTGCAGATCAATACGAACTACCAGACTACGAAACATTTGAATTAAAAGTTTCTTCTCCAGAACCATTTATAAATGCAGATGATATTTTTCCCGATGAAGAAGTTGCTGTTGCAGATTCATCGTTTGTAAAAAGTATTTATGAGTCTGTCAGGCAACAGGAAAACAGTGTAGCTAAGAATAATCCTTACGGTGTAAATATGCCTAGGAAGAAAAGCAACGCTGAAAAAATATTGAATTTAGGTGGAAGTCTTATGGCCGGAAGCCAAACTCTATTAGAGTTTAAAGATATGGACAGTGGAGTTAAGGCTGGGGAGGAGATTATTGACAACATACTTCAAGTTTCAGATAATGACCCTGCTACCTTTTATTCTAATTACTCAGGACTAGAAAAAGACAGTCCTGAAGTTCGTTCTTTTGTGGAGATATTTAATAACAGGTACCAACCACCTAAACCACAAAGAAACAAACAGCTTGACTCTATCATAAAAGCACTTGAGCAAAACAAAGATAACCCTAAGTATATTATGAGGGCTTTGGACGATCCTGACCCCGACAAAAAAATTAATAATTTGACTGGGGGGCTTCCAAAGTTTGTAATGGGTATTCCTACGTCTGAAATACTTGCAGGTCAGCAACAGGCAAGAATATCAGATGTCCCTTCTGTAAGTAAGGAACAAATAGAATTAGAAAAGCAAAGAGAGGCACTGGGATTACCGTTTACTGCTGACGAAAAGGATGTTGCCAAGTTCTTCAATAAGAGAATGTTGCATCAGGAAATGTCTAAGGAAATTAAAAAGGGTAAAAGCCCTAAGCAGGCATACAAAACAGTATTTTCTAGGGTAGGTGGTACTCCACCAAATATTGTTAATCTGGGCATGGAAAACTCTGTAACTGGGTCTGTTTTTAGATCTATTGGTTTAGAGCAAGATGTTGATATTAGCGAATATCCTGCTGAGAGATGGGAGGAGATTGCTTCTGGTGCTATAGCTATGGTTATGCCTGTAGATGCGGCCCTTTTTGCATTTGGAGGTCAGTTAGGTAAAGTAAAGCAAGTAGGTAAATATGCTGATGAGGCCGCTAATTTACTAGCAAAGAGAACAAGTATGACACTTCCTGAAGCTAGGGTGTTTACCAAAAATGCCTTTCAGAGAATTGTAGGTGGTGCTGGTGGATTTTCTGCATTTGATGCAGGTGCTAATATTGCAGAACAGATAGAAACTACAGGTTCTGTAGACCCTATAGAAGCATTGCACGCTACGCTAAAAGGAACTATAACGGGCACTACAGTCGGGTCACTTGGACTTGCTGGAACTATAGCTGGTAAAAAAGCTACTGGTGAAATAGGTGCTAAGGTTGGCGAGTTTGCTTTTGAGGTTTTTGGATTAGGTACAGTGCCAACCTTGTTAGCTGGGGAGCAATTAACGCTTGATAATTATTTAGATGCGGCGGGGACTATTGTTGGTATAAAAGCAATTAAATCCTTTACTAGCCCTAAACAGCAACAGCAAGTTACCGAAACGGTTGCTAAAGAATTGCAAAGTATCGTAGAAACCACAGGAAAACCACTAGATGTGGTTGCGAATACTGTTGGCAGGCAACTTAAAACATCTTTAGAACTTGCTATGGAGGGTAAGACACCTACCAAAGTAAACAGGGGAACGGTTATAAAAGAGATAGGTGCTGAGGCAAAACCTTCAGATGTAAAAGTGTTGCAACCTGAGGGACGTGGTATCAAACCTGTTAGTGAGCGTGTTCAGTTAAATCAGGAAATAAAAAGACTGTCTGAGGACATGAATATTTTAGAAAGGAATCGTTCTAACCAAAGAGTTTTAGATGACTTGCAATTCCAAATAGATGCTAAAGTTGCAAGGCTAAATGAAATTGGAGTTGGACAAACCGAAATAAACTCTGCTTTAACACCTAAAACAACTCCGGGCACAGAGCAAGTTAGATTGCAAATGAAGAGAAGGTCTCGTTCTGAGCAACAGCGATTAGACAAATATCTACAAGAGAAAGATGTTTTAAATAGACCTTTTGAACCAGACCCAATGTTGCAGGTTTCATTGCACCCGGCTGATGTAGGTAGGAGACAAGTAAGAGAAATAGAAATAGATGCTAGGCAGAGGATAACTGAAGAAGCCCAGAAAAGAGTTGGTAGTCAGGGGACTCAATTAGAACTGTTATTAGAAACTTCTAGAATACAGAGTCAACCTGTAAAAGTCAATTCTATTGTAGAAGTTCCTGTCAATCCTACAAAACAAATAGCTCCTGTAACTGAGGTTGTCAAACCCCCAAAGCAAACAGTGGGTGAGTTGATGAAGGGCGATAAAAAATTTAGGGGCTATCTACTACAGAAAGAATATGCTGATTTAGACGTTACAATAAGGTCAAATGAGCAATCATTAAAAAGCGAAACCCTTACTACTATACAAAGACAAAGGCTTGAAGATTCCAATCAAAAAGCTAAAGAGTTAAGAAGAGATGTGCAAAAGAGAGCAAACAATGAGGGCATTGAATTGATGGCTTTTTTTGGAATACCCACGCCTTCGATATTAAAAAGTTTATTTGGTTCAAGTAAAAAGAAACCAAGAAAATATAATGATGCTGAAATAAATAGACTTTACCAAACTGCAATGGATAGGATTAGTAAAAAGGAACAAGGAGATAGTAATATATCTTTTGTTACCCCGTCTACAAATAATCCTCCAGTGACTAACAAAAGAAACATAGTCACTAAAATTTATAATCATGTATTTTCAGATATGGTTGAGAGAGCCGCCAGTGTAAATACTCCATCTGCAATTCAATCATCAGAGCTAGGAAGGCAGGTTATTGATAGACAAAAGCAAGTTAGGGGGGAGCTGGCACCAACGCTTGATAAGGTGTTAGAACTTAGTGGTAAAGGTTTTGGTGAGGATGGTAAAGTCATTAGAGAGCTTTCTGATTTTGTAGAAGTTGATATAGGGGGAAATAAGATACTACAATCAAAATTACACGCTGGAATTGAAGGTAATATAAAACTCAGTCCGCAAGAAAAAGTAATTATTGAAAAACAACGTGACTTAATAGAGGAGAGGGGTCGCATATTTGAACAAAACAATATTTACACAGAAGGAAAAGATGGCGTCCCTAGACCTTTTAAAGTAATAGGCAGAGACATTGCACCAAGAATTATGTCTAATGAATTTTATGCTATACTGGGCAAGGGTGCAGGATCAAAAGAATTTACAGAAATGGTCTCTAAATTTGCTCAGGCAACGGGTAGCCCTGAAGCTAATGTAAGAGAGTACTTTAAAGAGTTTACCGATAACATTTCTGGTAAGTCTACAGAGAATCCGACAAGAACAACTCAAGTAGAGCATAGTCGTAAATGGAAACATATACCACATGCTATTGAAGTTGGTGGAGACCTGATACCTTTAGTAGAGTATAGACCTTATGAATATGCTCAAAGGTTAGCTGAGACAGGGGCCGCTAGGGTTGGTGTTGCTACTACGTTTGGTCAAGAGATAAACAATACAAGCACGGTAGACAAATTTAAAAAGGCTATAGAATCTGAGGGTGGAACTACAATAGAATTTCACGAAATGATCAGAGCTTTAAGCGGTGCACCTATTGAAGCTCCTATATTAGAAGCAGGTTCTGTAGGCGGTAAAGCCATGAGGGCAGTTAATAGTGCTTATAATACAGTAAGGGCTAGTTCATTATCTGCTTCTGTTATACCAAACGTAGCTGAGTTTTTAGGAAGCATCAGAAGGTTTTCTGGTACACCCGGTTTAATCAAAGGTCTTTATGATTTAAAATTGGGACTACCTTCTGGTAACGCTAAAGCTTTGGAAGCTACTTTAAATTCTTTAGGTGCGTTTACATCCGATGTTACTAATTTAGCCACAAACCCAATAAGACCTGTAGAATCTAGAGTTAGGCAGTTGAACGAAGCTCAAAGAAGTGCTTTTTTATACAGATACCTAAATGAATTTCAAGAAAAAATGAGTGCTGTTGTTGCTTTTAATAAAGTACAAAAGTTTAAAAACCAAAAAGGAACAGGTACAGATGCTTTGCTTTTAAGAGAAATGGGTTTTTCAAGGTCTGAAGCAGAATTAATGGTGTCAGGAAAAGCCCCACAAGAGTTGTACGATGCTTTAATTAGAAGGGCTCCCGCCGCTTTGACTGGTGGTGCTCAAAGAGCAGGCGAACAGTCTAGGTTAGAGCAACGAAGACTTTTTAGAGCTGTAACCGCTTTTGAAACATACGCTCAAATGAAAATAAGGTCTTTAAATAGAATCATTAGAACAAATTCAAAAGCAATTAATGAATCAATAGTTGAACAGGACTATAAAAAGTTGGTTAATGTTACGCAGTCAGTAATGAGTGACTTGTTTGGAGGTGCTGTTTCTGGTGCTAGTGCACAATTTTTATTGGCATACATGTATGGTGGTAAAGACAATGTTGAAATAAAATGGAATGAAGTGCAAGAAAATCCTTGGGGTTTTCTTGCAAAGAGCTGGGCATATACAACATTTGCTGGCCTGTATGGTCAGATACTTCAGTCTACAGCAGGGGGTAAAGACAGTATTATGGATGTTTTTTATCCTTGGGTCTTAGGAAAAGAAGTTATTCAAGCAATAGGGGGAACGGGAAGATATACTTATGATGAAGGAATGGACAAGGCTATAAAGTTTGGAGAAAGGTTTTTTCCTGCAAATAGAGTATTTAAACAAACTCTAGTTGGAGTGGGTCTTGGCAATCCAGAAGCTAGTAAAGACGATAATGCTATCCGTGCATATTACAGATGGAAGTTTGAAAACAAGTATGGCGGAACATATATATCTAAACCAGATGAAGAAATTAAAAAATTTAGAAGGAACATGAATAAAGCATACGATGCTATCATGGCAGGAGACGATCCATCTACAGTAAGTAAGTATATTGTAGATGCTGTTAGCGATACAGGAAAAGACCCGGCTAGTATATCTAAATCTATTATTGGAAAAAGATTGTTGATTAAATCTAAGATAGCTCCGGGTAAAAGCGACTTGGTTTATTCTCAAAGATTAGCAGAACTAAGAAAGAGAATAGGTGATAAGGCATATAAAAGACTTTTGAGACATGATGAATTATTAGACATGTACTCTGAGTTTTTTCAATTCTAATTTTTAGCTCTTTCGTAAAACTCTTCAGCCCATTCTGGAAACCCATGCTTCTTCCAGAAGTCACCTAAATTTTCCCAGTAAACATTAAGAGGTACAACTTTATTTTGTAAGTCTCTCATAATCTTAGTGATTTCGTCAGCCTGTTCTTTTGTCAGTTCCCGCTGTTCTTTTGGAAACTCATCTAATATATCCATTACTTACTCCTTATCTCTAATGCTTGTAGTTCTAATCTTTTATTTTTTGTATATGTTGTCTGTTGACTCTTTGTCATGTCAAGCCAACACTCTGGAAGCGAAGAAACTCTAGTATCATAACCACTTGCTATGCCACAAAATTCTCTTTGCTCACCATCAAAATCTCTAATTTCTGGATTGTAAGTTGTAAAACCACAAAAACCACAGCTCTTTCCTGTCTTGCTACAAATTTCAAACATTGGTACTAAAAAACCCCCTCTATTTTCCCGTATTTCGCTGTAAAATAAATTCTTTGACATAAGTATCGCCTATTTAAAAGACATTGAATAAGGGGGCCGTAGCCCCCTTATAATCAATCAGCACTAAAAAGGGCTATCTTTCTTTTTGTATGGGTCTTTGAACTGACCAGAAAGGTATCTATCGCCTTTCTCGTCCTCATTGATCCACAAAGAGAACTGTTGCTTCTTGCCATTGACCATTCCGTTACCGGTGTAGTCAGGCTTTTTGTCGCCGTCTTCTTTGTACTTGTTTTTCCACAGTTTAAAACTGCCGTCTTTTTGTTTGTATTCAGCCATGCTGATCTCCTATTTATGAGATGACTCAGTTTAGACTCTCGTTTAGCCAACTGAAGGAAACACTTTCATCATCCTTTAGTCTACTTCTGAGCCATCTCGTTTCTCTAATATATTTTTTTTCTAGTTGTCTCATTCTTCTGTAAGCCGGCCCATTTTGCTGAACCCGATTATCTTTCATAAGTCGCTTATAGAAAGAAATGATTGCTCTTTTCTTTAACTGTTCGTTACTTGCCATTCTTTGCCAGTTCCTTCATTATTGATAATAGATTTACAAAGTATTCGTAGTCTAAGACAATATAGGGTTTTCCTCTGTCTTCTCTTACGACTACTCCTTCTTCTTCTTTCTCAGGCTTTAACCATTGTGCAATGCGAGTTCTTCTCTTGCACCCATAGTAATGTCCTTCTATTTCTATATCTCCCTGTTCATGCTGTGCTCCACCTCTATCTCTGTTGTATGCTTCAAGTCCTGCATCCTTTGCCATACGCACAGCCTGTCTTTGTAATTCTGCACCACGTTGTCGTGCTCTTCTACCACGTTTCACATTCTTTGGATTTTTCATAATGCAAGCCTCATTCTGCTATTGATTCTTTTTACAAAACATTTAGGACAGCGTTTAAACAGTTTCTTTGAATCGCTCCAGTAAACATAATCACACTCTGGACATTCATATAGATACTCAACAAACTCATATCCTTCTTTTATTTTCTTTCGTGTAGTTTTACGCATCTTGTACTACTGTAGATTCTAATTCTTCTTTGTGCCTGTACCCGTTCAACAAAGCATCACTTTCTTTATCAAGCATTTCGTCATTGATTCTTCTCATATCCTTCAACAGCTTCTCGTATCTACCACGATAATTTGTCAATGCAGGGTTAGTCAAAGCCATCTTTAGTGCATTGATATGTAGCTCTACTTCTTGTCTTGTATATTTTATTTTGGCAGTACATATATATTTAGTCATAATAGTTCTATTCCTCTTTTAAATGGCAAGTACGCATTGGTTCTTTTGATCTTGCCTCCATTGATTGTTTTTTGTGTTGTTGTATTTCTAACGTCAAAGTCAAACAAAAAGTTCCCATAACTATCTGTTATTTTCCAATACATGACTATCTGGTCTTTGATTAAGTACAGAAAACCAAGATAGGGAACTCGTAGCATTTCTGAAAGTCGCTTGCCGTCCATAATTTTATCAAACGTAATAAGCCAAGAGCCAAACTTTCTTAACTCCATCAAGCTTAGGTCTCTACATTTAGATTCAAAGATACCTGACAGCTCATTGTTTTTTATGATAATGCCGTCCACCTTAGCATCAGTATCTTTCTTGGTCTCCACCAGTGTAGAGTCGCTTTTGTGTTTCTCACAGATACTATGCCTGATTCTGTCTAGCATTTCTCTTTCATACTCTAATGACTTCTGTCCTTTCTTTGTAAGTATATCCATTAGAATGGTACCTCCGCAGATTGAATTAGTTGTATTGTTCTTGCTACTGGATACCTGACTTCTGAATCCAAGTCATTGTAAAATGTTTTCATGGTTACATCTATCAATACCTTAGCTCCTTTTATATCAGGCAGATAAAGGAAGGGCAGTTGCCCACCCTGTCCTTTATCCTTGCGGAGTTGCATAATAGATAAGAACTGAGCAAAGCCCCAGTTCTTTCTATGTTCATATAATTGACCTTCTACCTTTTTGTAGCGAAACACACCATTGTCTTTGACAACACATGATTCATACTCAGGATGTTCCTTTCCATCAACTTCGTATTCGGGTTTGAATACATCTGCCACATACCTACCAAACCTAACGTTTTCAGATGTGTCCATTCCTACGATACTAGCTGTGTATCTACCAGTAGGTACCGATCTTGTAAACTGACTCTCGTCAGCGGGGTAATATGCATCTCCTATGTCTACCATGCTTAGAAGTGCTTCATCTGTCCAATCTTATCCAAGCACGCCTGAAGGTTGTCAACAGTGATATTGCCTTGTTTCAGTTGGTATAGGACTTTGTTCTTGTCCTTTTGTCCCAATGACTTCACAGCTTTATTGATTTCATTCTTAACATAATCTTCATCTGTTTCTTTTACCACCTCTCCATCAAACTTATCAATAATCTCCTTCTTGACCTCTTCACTGGACATAGCCTTTCTTTCACTGGCCTGTTCCAGTATGTCCTTGATACCATCGTAGCCGTGAATGATAAACTGCACCCACTTCTCCATCAATCGCATGTTCTCTTCATTAAGTTCCATGCCTTTACCAAAGGCTTCTACTGCAATACCGTGCCGTATCTTACCTTCGGTTATCTTATCCCAATCGGGTTGTTGATCGCTCATAGATCATCTCCTTTCTCTTTGAGTCCTCCACCACATACCTGATAGAAGTTGCAGTACTTGGGGTTACATTCCCATTTGTACACTGGTGCGACCCCCAGTTCCAGTGGCGGATTTCCTTTTTCAAATATCTTGTTGACATCGTGCCAGTATTCCTTAGCCTTGTCTATGTATGAGGTAGGTATAACCTTCTCCCTCATCCTTGAATTATCTTTGTTATAATATAGTAACGCCAGTTTCTTCAATCGGTTCCCAGATTCTTTTTCATACCACCATCCGTAAGTACCAAGCTGTAAGTTGTAATTAACTGGTTGGTCAGGGTCAGGATTGCGACCAAACAAACCTTTCCACTTCCAAGCATTACAGGTCTTGATATCATACAATGCATCATCCTCTACGATGATTACATCTAAGAACCCCCTGACGTTTACCTCAGGTATTTGTATCTCACGTTCTATCATTATCTTAGAACCATTGAGACTTGCATAATCTATTAGAGCTTCCTGAATATCATTGTGTACCAAGTCTCCAAGCCTGAATAGCCTCAGGGTATCATCATCTACTTCTTTAGGTTCTACTTCTGCAACGTGTTGAAAGTAATGTTTCCGCATGCACATTCCTGAAGCTGAACCATGAAACCACTTCTCGTTACCCTGATATCTTTTCTTGTAATGAAGGTTATTACCTTTGCGTAACCATTCGTGATATATCTTTTGTATGTCTAGCATATTGTTTCCTTTAGTATGTAGGGAGGACGGGGCAAGTAAGATGTGTAGTTGTGAGCGGTCGGAAACAAATGGAGTAAAATATAACCGACCTTGTACTTGCCCCGTGTCATTAATTAATCCTTGTACTCTAGTACGTCTTTATCTTTAGAGAATAGTGTAATCTCGATAGTCTCACCAGACTCTGTTTTGATATGCATCGTTCTAAAGTATTTACTATGAGGGTTTAGAGAATCTAACTTGGTAGTCTCTTCTATCTCCACAGACTCTACCTTGTGTATACTAACCTCTTGCCCTGTTCCTAGTTGTAAGTTCATTCCTTTCCTCTTTTTGGTTTTGTGTAGCCCACTTATCTAACTCTGTTAATTCCTCTGCCTCTGCTCTTGCAATATGGTCTAAAGCAGACCTTAGTCCACATATCTCTGCAAAGTAATAGTCATTGCTAGGGTTAGTCTCCCAGTGTTCTTCCACACGTTTAATATCCTGTTTAATCCTGTACTTTAACTTGTTCAGTGTTGCGAACATCATCATCTCCTTTTATGTCGTATATGTCTCCAATGTCGTATGTGTATCCCGTATCCGGATCATACATTACAGGTACCTTGATGTATCTCTCGCCGTTGAATCCATGATACTCATAACGTATTTTAAGTTTTGCTTGAAGTCTTTTATTCATTGTTGTTTCTTTCATACTATACACCTGTAACGATCATCCTTATTGAAAAGTTCCAAATTTTCTTCATATTCTTTTATAATATCTTGAACGTCTGCATGGTACTTAAAATCTTTAAATGTTTTTATCTGATGACAGTTACGACACCTGACCACACACTTCTCTATCTCTCTCTTGATCGTACTCCACTTATATCCGTTGCGAACTAGGTATCCAACTCCTGCACCTCTTTGGTGCTTGACACTATGCTTGACTCCTGTAACGTGATCAAACTCCAGAACTCGTGGGTCTTGTGTACCACAATCCACACATCCTTTTGAGAAGTACATCTCTAGTATTTTTTTGAAGTTGGCTCGTTTCACTTTTGCTTTTCTAATATGATTCTTTTCTATGATTCGTTTCTTGTTTTTCTTGTACCAGTTACGATTGTGGTATTTCTTTTGACACTTCTTACACTTCGCCTGTCTACCATCTTTCTTTTGCCGATTCTTATAGAAGTCGCTTATTGGTTTTTTGGTTTTGCATTTTCCACATCTTTTTAACATCAACTACCCCGCAAGTTATTGATTATTAGGATTATATGCTACCTAAAATTTTAAAGCCTACTCCTCCTCATCTGCAACATCCCAAAGTGTTTGTTTGTCTAGTACCTCCTCTACAGTCTCATCCTCTACCTCAAACTGCCAGTACTTCTCATCATCTATGATGTATCCAATGGCGTTCTCTTTCAGAAGCTCCTCAGCTTCCTTAACTGAGTGTGCTTCTATAAAGCCACTCGATGTTATTGTCCAATGATATGTTTTCATTCTATGTCCTTTGTTATGGGGCGGGTTGCCCCGCCCCAGTTTAGTTACTTGTAATACTTTTTGTATTGTCTCTTAGCGTAAGCAATAACTTCCTTTATTGGCTTTTGATGTTCTTTAGCGTTTTCATCTTCAGCCCAAGTCCACCCAGAACCTTCTTCATATCTGTCGTGTATTTCCCATAATGCACTTATTACTTGAGGTGGTGTTAATTTTTCCCACCAACTCATACATCCATCAGCAAGACAATTCTCAAAATCATCTTGTAAATCGTCACAAACTGGTGCCCCGAACAGCAACACTTCGTATGGATATTTATTTTTTACTTCTTGTTTCATTTTAACTCCTTTGTTTGTGGCACTTTTTTTGTGTGCCGTTTACTCTTATACGCTCTAGGTTTCAAAAAGTTCCAAATTATTTTTTTAGAGGGGCGATAATATACTTGTATATCCTACCCCCAAGTGCGTTCTCATACCTAAATTCAGCAAATTTCAGAGGTTGATTGTGTTCTGCACCAAAAACCGTTCTCACATAATCCCTGACTTTCTTATTGATTCTCCTCCCTTCTTTCCATTGCAATGTTCTGTTCTCTCCCCAGTCATCGTAGCTAAACTCACTAGCCCTTGCACCACACATGCCCAGTAACAGCATTATTTTAGCTTCTACGGGACTTTTATGGTTGTGGGTATATGTTACCATGCCTTACTCCTCTTCTTGTATAAAATGGTACACTTCTACATGGGTGTTGCAGTCGTAGTTAGAACAAGAAAAGTTGGATGCGATACCTTCCTTAT